GCCTTCGAGGCTGTAGGCAAACGCCCGAGGCGTGCCCGTCAAACCTCGGATGCGTTCCTCGACTGCGTGCGTGCTGACCCGCTGTGGCGTGGAGCCGGTGAGACGCCTCACCGTCTGATCGTCTGCGATCCAGAACACGGAATTGTCCAGTTTCGCCACGCCACCGAGGCACCCGATTTCCGAGAACCCCTGCGGACTTCTCTCCAGCGGGAAGTTATCCGCCCCGCTGTTCCACCACCGCTCGACGCTGCGCTCCCCGAACAGGATCACCTCGCGGTGGTCCACGATCAGGTCAACGAGCGCATCGGGAGCGCCCTCGGCGGTGGCAAACTTGAGCGGGTCCACGGCCGTCGAGTAGAGGTCGGTGACCCAGAACCGCCCCGTGCCGGGCTCGAGGAACGGGAAGTAGCCGTCCAGAAAATCAAACGTGGTGGAGCCCGGAAAGTCTACGTCCGTGATCTGCGCCAGCGTGCTTCCCGACAGGGAATACCCAAGCCCCTCAGCGGCGATTACAAGGTCGGTGCCGTTGTCCGTCATCCTGACAGGGGCCGTGCCCGGAATCGTCCCCACGAGCGCCCCATCGCGGTACAGGCCCGTTCCCTGCACCGAGTACAGGACCGACCCCATTGCGTGAAGGCCACGCCCCAGCCCATTGCCCGCAAGGTATGCCCGGATGCCGGGGCAGCGGAAGATGCGGGCCGGGCCTTTGGCATCGGGCGGATTCTGCTCGGGCTGGATGTTGACCAGGCGAGCGACCGCATTGGGGACTGCGCGGGCTGAGGTGTCGAGGGGGAGTCTCATCAGCCCGTCTCAATGTCCCAAGTGGCCTGAGCGCCCGGCAGGTGCGTCATGGACGCCTCCACCATCTGCCCCGTGACCGCCTCCCGCAGCAGCCGCTCGTACCCGCTGGAGGCTTGCAGCAGCACGAACGGGCGCGGGTCGCGCTCAAAGTACGGGGCCAGCATCACTGCCAGATACGCCTTGACCGTGTGCGTGACGGTGCTGTCTCCGGGGAAGTCATCGTCCACGTCGGTCTGCGGCCAGTGGCCCACGTCAATGCCGCGTGCGCTCCATTCCTCCAGGAACTCGTTGAGGACCGTCAGGCCCAACGCCGCATCCTCGGCCGAGGCGTCCTCGGTGGCCGACAGCACGCCCAGCAGGCGCAGCGAGCCGGTAATCAGGTCGAGATTGGTTGCCATTAGATCGGCCGGTAGAACACCGTCAGGTTGCCGGTGCTCGAGTCGTCGGGGTCGATCACGAGGCTCGTCTCAAAGCGAGCGCCGTGGAAGGTGCGCTCAGACCCCGCAGCCAGCGAGGCCGGGAGCGTGATCTTGTCCACCGTGTTGTCCTTGAAAATCACCGTGTGCGCCGACAGCACCGTGTTGACGTAGACGCCCACCAGCAGGCACGGGCCTGCGTAGATCACCGTGGGACCGTTGACGCTCGTGTCCTGCACCGACATCAGCGTCTCATTGTGGACGCCGATGGTCGCTTCCTTGATGGTGTTGGTCGCGTAGTCCAGCACCGCTTCCATCTTCGTCGCCGTTCTGCTTGCCATGACTATTCCTTGATTGCCTTGAGGATGAATCCGAAGTCATGCTCCGTCTCGTTCATCGCGACGGGCTGGAAATCGGCGCTGTACGCACTGCGGTAGTCGGTCATCGTCGTGGAGCCGATCTCGTCCGCGTAACACTGCTGCGAGAGGAACGCCAAGGTGCCCTTGGTGATGACCCGCGTGTGCCCAGGATCGCCCCACGCCCACTCGCTGTCCCACATCGGCACGATGGCAACGAACAGCCCACCGGGCTTGAGAATTCGCCAGAACTCCGTGAACTGCGCGAAGAATGCCCGCCAATCACCCTGCGTGCCGAAATGCTCGAGGACGTGATAGGCGTGGATCTCATCAAACGAGCTGTCCGCAAACGGATACGGCAACACGTTGAGGTCATGCACGACATCGGGCTTGGCCGCCTCGTCAATGTCGAGCGTGGTCAGGTTCTGCCAGTCCTTGTCGATGTCGCCGTGCCGGACGAACTTCTGGCGACGGTTCCCGCAGCCGACCAGCAACTCGCGGTAACTCATGCCGCCGAACTCGTTTCGGCCTGCTTCGCTTCCTCGGCCTTCTCTTCCTCGGTGAGCCGGTTCAGGTACTGGTGGAAATTGCCCTTGTACCGTTCGCCGTGGGTGAAGTCGAAGTCCGGGTAGACCGGGATGCACTTCTGGTACTTCTTGCCGTAGTCGAGGCAGAACGCGAAGTCTTCACCGACCAAATTCTGGTTCTCGTTGATGTACGTGTAGAACAACCGCTTCACCGGCTCCTCGTGAGCGCAGCGATATTCCGGCGCCTCGGCGTACATCTCCTCCACGATCTTGCGCTTGATGCACAGGAACCCGGTGGGGACGTGGGTACACAGCACCCAGCCGTTCTCCACCCAGATGCCGTCACTCTCGGGGTTGAGCGCAAAGCGGGCCGGGTACTCCTCCGGATCTTGCCGCTTCGGGTACACGCCCGCGCAGATGTCCATGTCGGCCTGCACCAGCCCGATGACCGCTCGCGGTTCAAATTGCAGGTCCGAGTCAATGAAGAACAAGTGAGTGCAGTCGGTCTCAAGAAACAACCGCGCAAAATGGTTCCGCGCATGGTCAATGAAGATGTTGTTGCGCATGATGCACAACGTCACCCGGATGCCCATCGCGGTTGCCAACTGGCACGTCTCCGCCACCGACATCGCATAGTCGGTCTGGCACTTCCCGTCATACGCGGGCGTGGCAATGTAGATATGCGGAGACTTCTTCTGCTTCGACTGTTTCTTGAAACCCATGTGCCCTCAAAAGGGAGCGGGCCGCGAGGCCCGCCCCCCAAGTGAACCCTGAATTACAGGGTGTGGATCGACTTGACCGCCAGTTCCGGGTACAGCGGGGCAAAGCCCCACAGCACGTCGATGCGGCACGGGAAGGTGTCCGACGACAGCACGTACTGACGCGCCGTCCTCATCGAGATCCCGTCCATCGTCTGGCGCGAGCCCCAGCTTCCGTACTTGGACACGTCCTCGAGGTCCGCGAAGACCGCCGTGAACGCATCCGGGTGGAACTGGAGGTTCTGCCCGAAGTTCGTCCCCGCAGCCGACCACAGCGTGACGGTGAGGCCGTCCATGTTCGCGTTGGTCAGGATGCAGTTCCGATAGGCATTGCCCGCCCCGTAGATCGCCGCAGGCGACACCGAGACCGTCACCGTGCCTGCCGTGACCACCGTCGCATCAGTCGTCACGACAAACTTCTTGAGCTTGCCGTAGGACGCCTTCGTCTCCGGGTGGCAGTCCACGAGGCCCGCCGCCAGCGTGCCGAACGTCAGCACGTCGCCAGCCTTGAGCGTGGTGCCCGAGGTCGCGCCGTCGATGTCGATGCTGGAGACAGCCGCCCAGGTGTTGGTCGTTGCCGACACACCGAGGTTGGCGCCCGTGGTGAGCGGGGTGCCCGCGAGCGTGCCAGCGGTGTGAGCGCCGAGCAGCGTGTTCTCGTACACCTCGAAACCACCCGTGCGGCCCATCTTGCCTTCACGGTAGAGCTTCGCCACCTCGCCCGAGTCGTGGAACAGGCCCTTGACCGCATCCATGAACTCGACCCGCGACAGCGGATTGAGCAGCGCGATGCGGCCATCGACCGGCGCCAGCGCCTCGGACAGCACCTGGCCGCCCTGCGCGAACTGCTTGTAGGTCATGGTGGTCGAGGTCGTGCCGACGTAGTTCGCCACGGCCTTGTACGCTGCGGCGAGGGCGTCACCCTCGATCACGGCGGCCAACTGCGACACGGCAGGCTTCAACACGCGCTCGCTGAAATCGTCCAGCGAGAGGGTGAGTTCCTGCGAGGTGAACGACACGTCCACGCCGTACTGCGAGGCCATCACGACCGGCGTGCTGCGCTCGACGTAGTTCTCGGCCGCGTAGGTCGAGGTCTTGCGAGCCGCGTACTTGGCGGGCATCCGCACGTTCAGCGTGTTGCCGATCTTGCCGCCGCTCTGCGCGTAGCGGTCATCGTAGTTGCGGTTGATGTTGCCGACGAAGCTGAGCTTGCTGTGCAGGATGCGCAGCGCCTCGCGGGTGATGATGGTGGGGGTCAGGAGGCTGTTTGTAGCCATTGCTATCTACCTTGTCGTCGTACCTGTTTCTCCCGCCACTTGATCCACTTGTCGATGCTCATCTTGTCCGGGTCATCTTCGATGGCCTCGGGCGACGTTTCGACTTTCGGTGGAGGTGGCGGCGCCTTGGGCGCAACCGGCGTCGGGGCTGGAGTGGCGAGCTTTGCTTCGATCCTTCCCAGCGCACGCGCTGCCGCTATTGGTGACAGGGCCGCAATCTTGGCGGCCTCGTCACGATTCTTGGCGAGGTAGTAAGCCAACTGAGGGCCTACGTCACTCTCCTGAATCACCTCCGCCATCGGCTGAGAGATCGGCGCGGTGGGGTCATAAACGACCTCCGCGTAATCTTCCACAGCGTCGGCAAAGGCCGCCTCGCGGCTCTTGAACGTCTCCACCTTTGCGTGCGTCTGCTGCTGCTGCTGCCAGGATTGGATCTTGGCCTCGGCCGCTGCTTCCGCCCGCTTGGTGGCGAACTCGATCAGTGCGTGCTGGTACTTCGTCTCGTCAAAGCCCACAGACTCCAGCGTCGGAGGAACCTCGGGTGCTTCCGCTCTCGCGGGCTGCGCCTGATTGCTCCGCAGGATGGCAAGTAGCTCATCGTTGCGGCGCTGCTCCTCACGCCAGTTGCGTGTGAGTTCCTGGATGCGGCGCTGGAATCCGCCCTTGGGCCGGTCCTGACTTTCCGCATCCGTTTCCGCGTTGTCCTGCGCGTCAGTCGTGGGGGGTGATTCCACGTTCACCGGCTCCGTTTCAGGAGCAGGCGTAGCACCCTCGGCAGCCGTTTCCGGCTGAAGGTTGGTTTCGTCGGTCATTGAGTGCGCCTTGCGGCGGATTTGCGCCGGATACCGTCCGGCTGCGGGTTCAGTGCAGGGCGAGAGTGAGCAGGACCGTGAAGTCCTCCTCTTCCTCTAGCTCGCGAATTCGTTTCAGGGCGAGGTCATAAGCCGCGTCGGTCTCAGACCGCACGGCCCGCTGGATCGCGGCACGTACCTTCTCGGGCACCTCGGCCGGTGGACGCTCGACCATGAACGCCACCACCTTCTGGGGCGGCGTCTCGGGCTCGATCACCTTCTCGGCAATCAGCAGCGCCTCAAGACGGTCGGCTTCCTCTTCCTCTTCCTTTTTGCGCTTGCGGCTGCGCCCTTCCGCTTCCCATGCGTTGAAGGCGCCCCAGCCGCCCGTGTACCGGGGCGGATCGAGCAGAATCCGCAGCAGCAGCAGCATTTATCGGACTTCGGTAAAGCCGAAGCTCACCTGCATCGTGGACGCGGCCGTGAGGCCCGTGGCAACGAGCGTGAGCGTGCCATTGGCCCGCACTGCGCCCGCCCGGTCGAGCGTGATCGGGTACTTGGCGCTGATGCGCGAGGAGGCCGCTTCCTTCTGCTGCGCGGAGGCCGTGACGAAGCCCGAAGCGATCACCGTCCCCGCCCCGCTCAGCGTGCCCGGTGCGCTGCTGTACTCGGCACCGCTATAGCTCGCGTTCACGGCCGCAAAGGTCGGGGCTGCGGAGAACGTCGAGCCAATGCACAGTTCCCAATACACCGCACTGTTGCCCGTCACGATCATATTGATCGAGTCGAGTCGCAAGCGTGAGCGGTTGGCGAGGCTGTTGAACGTGGTCGCAGGACGCAGCGACACAATCGCCGCCCGTACCGTGTTGCCCGCCGATGCCGTCACTACGGGCGTGGCGAACACGTAGCCGATGTCATCGGCAAAGCCGCCCTCGCTGATGAC